CTGCCTAGTTAAGGCAGCGTCGCTAGCTAAGATTGAACTGGAGGAATTCAATGCGCAGTATGAAGAGCCTGCACCTGTTAGTATCAAACGTAAAGTGAAGTGGTACAATAAAATGTTTTTATCTAAGGAGGACAGCAAATATGACATCGACCAAACCATCAATTACCAGATAGGTCGGCTGGCTGTGCATAAAAAGGAGACAACACCTTTTTCTGACAGTAAATTAGTGAATCTCATCGACCGCTCAACCAGGGCAGATCTAGGTCATGAGAGGGTAATGTTGCCAGATGATCTCATCATTCAACCACTCTTCGCCTATTTACTTAAGGCGAAGGACACCTCCTATCCAACGCGGGAGATATCGATTTCTAAGAACTTGAAATTGATGAATAAGTGGTGTGAAACCAAAGTGTGCTCAGAATATCTTGAGAAAGCACGAATCGAGGAGGGAACCTCGGAATACATAAAATTCATCAAACAATGTAAGGTGACGGTGTCGAAAGTCGTGGATGAAAAGGATTCAGACTTTCTTCTTGCCGAAAATAACCCAAAAATAAATAGAAGTCGGGGTTTTCTCGCGGCCTGGTTAGCGAAGCTAAGCACGACTTCAAAAGCACCCTCAGCTCCATCTACGACGTCAACAACAGTTGTGGAAGGCCTAACAAATCCGTCTGGAGATCTTGCGAACACCGAGCATGGTCAACGGGCATTAGTTCAGGGTGCAAAACATGTGACGCACACAACTCGTCTAGTCCCGACCAGAAGGGATTACGATGTAGTGTCTATACTGAATATGTAGACACATGTCAGTACGGGAAAATTCTGTCCCCAATGGCTGATTGGAAGTTGCCTACTTACCAATTAGCTGAGAATTTTTCCGTCTGCAAACCAACTATTTACCCTAGCGTATTTAGCATCCCTCTGTTTGAAAAAACCGAACAGACACTTATGAGGGGTTGTTATCATAATGCTGAGGTCGCAATGGTAAATAGATATTTAAGCGTCACAACAATCAATGATACACAATATGACACCAAATTAGTTCGATCTATAATTAAAGAACTTACAACTATTATCAAACCACATTTCAATGGTCCTAAAACCCTACCTGAGTTCATGTCAACTAAGAAGGGAAGGTTGAGGGAGAGATACGACAAAGCTACCACACTAGTTTTGGATCGTGGTTTTGACCCATTCAAACATAATAATATTGATGCCTTTATAAAACAAGAGATAATGGATCCTTCTAAGAACCCGAGAAACATCCTGGGTAGAGATAGTAGGTTTGGTTTGATCTATGGTTTATATACTTCTGCACTTGAGGATGCGATGAAATACGTACCACAGTGCATGAAAGGCAAGAATTTCCGCGAGAGGGGAGATTATTTCAGAGACGTGATGTTCGGTGAACATTATGTTGAGAATGATTTCACGAGGTATGAGGCAACACAGAGGAAGAAATTTCTTGTTGATGTCGAGTTGGGAATTTGGAAAGAATTATTGAATGAGTCTGACTACAAAGTGATTGAGACTTTGTTCAACGCTAAAATGTTGAAGAAAGGTCAGTTTAGCAGCGGGTTTGAGTTCAGTTTTATGTTTTGTCGCGGAAGCGGCGACATGGACACTGGACTATTTAACACGTTGTTGAATTGGGTCTCTATACGTTACTTTGAAGTTGTTAATGGTTTTCCACCAGGTAGGTTCATGTGTGATGGTGATGATTGTGTGGTACGCTGTCCGACAGGCGTAAAAAAAATAGTCGACACCTTCGTTTTATTTGGTCTCATATCGAAGGTTATTCATAAAGTAGACTACCATGATGTTGATTTCTGTTCATCGAAATTCATC